ATGAACGAAAACGCAGAACGCATTAACGGTTGGGCAGCAATGCTCGGTATCATCGCAGCAATCGGTGCTTACGCAACGACAGGACAAATCATCCCTGGTATCTGGTGATAAATACCAATAACCTGTTATAATATGGGGAGCATACGCTCCCTTTTTTTATGAGTTATAGAGTTCTAGGAATCAGTGTTGCTCACGATTCCAGTGTCTGCGTCATCAATGATGGTGAGCTTGAGTACTTTGGAAAGGAAGAGAGGTATACAGGAGAGAAACGAGATAAGCAACCCTTCATTGCCATCGAGAAGGCAATTGAAGCAGCGAAGGGGAAGATTGATATGGCAGTCATACAATCTCCTACTGCTTGTCCTCCTTTTTCTGACACCTTCAGGTGCTTCGTTTGTAAGAAGACAGGGTTGTCACCTGAGATGGTTGTAGACTTTACAGGAGACCATCACCTTTCTCACGCTTTCAATGCATATAATAATGCTGCAATGGAGACTGCTTTAGTCTTTGTTATCGATCGTGATGGGTCTCAGATCTATGACCCTGGTGATGAACCAGTTGGCATTGATGGATCTGGCAATCTTGAAGCAGAGTGGATTGGTAGAGAATGTGAGTCTGTATATTTGATGCGTCAACCAGCTTTGTATAAAGAACTGTATAAAGCTTACTGGATGCGTAATCCTGGGAATCCTAGGACACCAAAGAATAATCCTGCTGGTTACGAAGACTTCATCAAGAAGATGCAAGCAAAGAAACCTGGCGTGGAGTTGAACTATCGTAGTGGATTTGGTATCACTAAAGTATATGAAAGTGGTACTACATTGATTGGCGAAGGTCCGTTAGAGAATGGTAAGACTATGGGTCTTGCAGCTTACGGTGAAGAACAGTATTTTCCTTCATTGTTTATGGGATCTACTCCACTTGATCTGTATTTTACTCACGCTAGTTGGACTACCACGGTGTCTAATCCTAAGATGAAAATCATAGGTAAAGTTACCCGAGAAAATTTTCAACCCTATGCAAACTGGGCGCTGCACTTGCAGAAAGAGACTCAAAAGGCATTAAATTATTTGGTTCGGAAGTGGGTTAAGCATACTGGAATTAATAATGTGATTATTACTGGTGGTTATGGACTGAATGTTGTTGCTAACAACTATTTGATTGAGCAAAATCCAGATGTAAGCTTCTACTTTGAACCCAATGCAGATGATACTGGTAATAGTATGGGTGCTGCTTGGTATTTTTATCGTCAACATACATCAGACAAGACTACATACCCCAAGAACAATACTTTCTATCATCATCTAGATGAACAACCTGTAGTTACTGGTAGATCTGCAACCGCTAGAGACCTTGCTGAGCTGCTTGTGAAGGATAGATCTATTGCTTTGTATGATGGTCAACCTGAAGCAGGTCCACGTGCATTGGGACATCGTTCTATCATCTTTGATCCTCGTGGTAGAGATGCGAAAGACAAAGTAAATGAAATTAAGAAGAGAGAATGGTATCGTCCCTTTGCTGGTATTATCCTAGAAGAGTATTTTGAAGAGTACTTTGAGACTCTTGGTCTCAAGTCATCTCCTGAAATGACTGTTAGTTTTAAAGCTAAACAGATTGCCATAGACAATGCTCCTGGAGTGATCCACGTTGATGGTACGTGCAGAATACAAACTGTCACAGAGGGGTATATGGCTGAGGTGCTTAGGGAGTATCATCAGATCACTGGGGTTCCAATTCTGTTGAACACTAGTTTCAATCTTGCAGGTGCACCACTGGTGCATACCAAGCAGGATGCACTGGACACACTCAAGGATTCTATGCTCGACTACGTGTATTTTGTCCAAGACGACGCTCTCATTAATGAGCACTTATGCTTATCTTTTGAGGGTTGACGCTGTGAGGGTTTCCTGTTATACTAAATAAGTCAACAGGTTAAGGAAAGAAAACATTTCTTAACGGTTCGTAACACTCCTCAAACCAAGACCTATAGGGTGTCTAAACACGTCTTTAATACCTCTGCCTAGGGCGTAGAGGAATAGTAACTCCACCATTCCCTGATGGTCTTACTTTTTTCAATTTCAATGTCCACTCTTTCAAGACAACAATCTACTTCCTCGTGGGAATCATTCTGCGAGTGGGTAACCTCCACCAACAACCGTTTGTATGTTGGTTGGTTTGGTGTGCTGATGATCCCAACTTTGTTGGCAGCTACCATCTGCTTCATCGTTGCTTTCGTAGCAGCACCTCCCGTTGACATCGACGGTATCCGCGAACCAGTTGCTGGTTCACTTATGTACGGTAACAACATCATCTCTGGTGCTGTTGTCCCAAGTTCAAACGCAATCGGTCTCCACTTCTACCCCATCTGGGAAGCTGCCTCACTCGATGAGTGGCTTTACAATGGTGGTCCTTTCCAATTGGTAGTCTTTCACTTCCTGATCGGCATCTATGCCTATATGGGACGTGAGTGGGAACTCTCTTACCGCCTGGGTATGCGCCCCTGGATCTGTGTTGCCTACTCGGCACCAGTAGCTGCTGCGAGTGCAGTATTCCTCGTCTATCCCTTCGGTCAAGGTAGTTTCTCCGATGCTATGCCTCTTGGTATCTCTGGTACTTTTAACTATATGCTCGTCTTCCAGGCAGAGCACAATATTCTTATGCATCCGTTCCATATGCTCGGTGTTGCTGGGGTATTCGGTGGATCTCTTTTCTCTGCTATGCACGGAAGTCTCGTTACTTCCTCACTCGTCCGTGAGACGACTGAAACAGAGTCACAGAACTATGGTTATAAGTTCGGTCAAGAAGAAGAGACGTACAACATCGTTGCTGCACACGGCTACTTCGGTCGTTTGATCTTCCAATACGCTTCATTCAACAACTCCCGTTCCTTGCACTTCTTCCTTGCTGCTTGGCCTGTTGTTGGCATCTGGTTCACCGCACTTGGTGTTTCCACGATGGCATTCAACCTGAACGGTTTCAACTTCAACCAGTCCATCATCGATGGTCAAGGTCGTGTGTTGAACACCTGGGCAGATGTGCTGAACCGTGCAGGTCTTGGTATGGAAGTTATGCACGAGCGCAATGCTCACAACTTCCCATTGGATCTTGCTGCTGCTGAGTCAACTCCTGTTGCTCTTACCGCACCTACCGTAGGCTGATATGCCTGATGGTAGTACTCACCCCCTCACATATGTGGGGGGGTTTTTTATAGGTATTTTAACTCTTATCGTTCCCCTTATCTGCGTGGTATTATTATGATTGGTAAACTTGATCCTGAAGAACACGTTATGAACGACATTTTAGTAGACCGAGAACGGTTTACTCAAGAACGATTATGGGAAATGCTATCCACTCTAGGGTGGGATCTGCTCAGAGATCAGATCGTTATTGAACTCGCTGGAACTCAGGTATCTGGTATAGATGTCGGGGAAGACTATAACAAGAAATGGCAATCGCCTATTGGCACCCGTAAGTACAACAAAGATGCCTTTCTTGTTATCAAGAATCTTTCCCGAGACGACTCTACAAAATCGCAACCTATGGATAGGGAGCACAAACCACATCATCTAAAGACCGAGCAAGAGATTGCAGCTGAGGTTAAGAAAACTGATGATGAATCTGGTTACGACACTTACGGTAAATGAACACACATTTAAAGGAAACAAACAATGGTCGCGTCAACACTACAACAACAAAGGAGGGGGTGGTTTGACATCCTTGACGACTGGCTTAAACGAGATCGTTTCGTTTTTATTGGCTGGTCTGGACTTCTTCTTTTACCCACTGCTTATCTTGCTATTGGGGGCTGGCTTACTGGCACAACTTTCGTTACGAGCTGGTATACCCACGGACTCGCTAGTTCCTATCTTGAGGGTGCAAACTTTCTTACGGCAGCAGTTAGCACTCCAGCTGATGCTATGGCTCATTCTCTTCTGCTTCTCTGGGGTCCTGAGGCTCAAGGGGATTTCGTCAGATGGTGTCAACTTGGGGGACTCTGGAATTTTGTGGCGCTCCACGGTGCCTTCGCCCTGATTGGGTTTATGCTTCGTCAGTTTGAACTGTCACGTCTCATTGGTATCCGTCCGTACAATGCTATTGCGTTCTCTGGGCCTATCGCTGTTTTTGTCAGTGTGTTTCTCATCTATCCTCTCGGACAGTCCAGTTGGTTCTTTGCACCGTCGTTTGGTGTTGCAGCGATATTTAGGTTCCTACTCTTCCTACAGGGCTTCCATAACTGGACGCTCAACCCATTCCATATGATGGGAGTTGCTGGTATACTTGGAGGAGCATTGTTATCG